TGCTGAACGGCGCTTACAAGACAGTCGGTTCTCCGAATGGAACCACGTTGCAGTTGTTGACCGATGCGTGGACGGCGAGTGGTACGTCATTCAGGCCGAACCCTCTGGCGTAACAAACGACAAGCGACTAGTAGACATTGCTCCGCACGGGCGATACGAAGTCATACCGCTACCGTCCTCTGCTAATCGTGAGAAGTTGCTGGCCTTCGCTCGCGCCCAGGTAGGCGATGAGTATTCGTTCCTGTCTATATTCTCTGCCGCTTTTGATATGTGGCTTCCCGATGCGATCTGTTTGCGTAAGGGCGATACGTGGATTTGTTCGGGGCTTGTTGCGGCGTCGCTTTGGTTTGCTGGCTTTGAACCACTGATGAGGCTAAACGATGTTTATACCTGCACACCAGCAGAAATAGCGCAAGCTTGTACGTCTGTGTGCTAGAATAGGCAGGACCAAGGAGGTCTTGCTTTGACGCTCTCTCCTATGATTCACGTAGTCATTCCCGACACTCAAGCAAAGCCGGGTGCGCCCACCGACCACCTTCGCTGGATAGGTCAATACATTGTTGACCACTTCAAAGACCAGCCCATAAAGATTATCCACTTGGGCGATCACTGGGATATGCCCTCGCTTTCCTCTTACGACAGGGGCAAGAAGGCGATGGAAGGTCGCCGCTACCTAGCCGACATTGAGGCGGGGAATCAGGCGTTTGTCGTTCTCAACCAGGCATTGACCGAACTCAACAACACGCGCCGTCGAACTAAACACGCTGGCTGGCAACCCGAACGCTACATCTTGCGGGGCAACCACGAGGACCGTATCGAACGCGCCGTGAGTATGGACGCTCAACTGGACGGTGTTCTGTCCTACGAGCAATTCAATGACGTGGAGCTGGGCTGGGTTCCAGTCCCCTTTCTTGACGTTAAGTGGCTAGACGGCATTGCGTACAGTCACTATTTCTACAACCCCATGACCGGCAAACCCTTGGGAGGGACCGTTGACGCAAGGCTCAAAACGATTGGACACTCTTTTACGATGGGCCACCAGCAAACGCTCGCGTACAGTCTCCGCTATGTCGCCGGAAGAAGTCAACACGGTCTTGTCGCAGGCGCGTGTTACCTACATGATGAGGACTATAAAGGCCCGCAGGGGAACGCGCACTTCCGAGGGATCATCGTTAAGCATGAGGTCGAAGATGGTGCGTACTGCCCTATGTTTATTTCTCTTGATTATCTTTGTCGCCGTTACGAAGGTGTGCGTCTAGCCGTCTTTATGAAAAAGAAATATGGCGTATTGATTTGACGCCGCCCGTGGCGCTGTGTATCTTGGTGCCATGTTAAAAATAAAATGGAGACAGCAAGCGGCGTGTGCCGGAGCGGATACAAGTATCTTCGTTCCAAAGGTAGACGACTACGTTACGCCTGAACGCAGGGAAATAGCACTATCTTTTTGTGCGACTTGCCCCGTGCGCCGGGAGTGCTTAGACTACGCTTACGAATCAAAGTCAATCGGCATCTTCGGGGGGATGACAACCCACGACCGCCGAAGGAACCTATACAAATGGAAGAGAGGGGAACTATGAAGTTCCAAATCGAATTGGATGCTGGACAGCTGGCGACGTTGCACATTGCCTTGACGCTTGGGGCGCTTAAGTGGCCAGGCACGTCAACGGAGACTGAGATGAAAAATCTGTCTACGTTCGTCACCAACAACTTCAAAATCATTGACGGGAAGGTGGAGTAGTGATGGTCTACGAGTTTTTCAAATTGAACCATTGGCACACAGGGCTTAAGAAGCGTCTTTGGGTGCAAGACCACAAGGGTTCCGATGGCGAGGACTACTTCGCCCTCATGGAGGACGCTGAACTCATCGCCACCTACGTCATGCTTGACGACGCCGTGTTCGGCCTCAACAAGCTGACCGAGAAGTTCCTGAACGAAGGATGGGCAGTGTGATTCCCGCAGAACGCCAAGCCATGCGAGAGAAGCACCGAGAAATATTTGATGAGTGGGGTTCAATCTGTAATTACTGCGAAGGTTCTCGTGGGTACGAAAAAGAAAAAATGGAAACAGAAAAAGGTCTGCCTTACGATGAACCAATAAATTTCTATCCCTGCGACGTAATCAAGGTGCTGGACGCTTGGGAAATCCAAGAGCGCAACGCCCTGATTCAAGACCTGATTCACTTTGCGGATGACGAATGACTGTCGTGGCCGCCATCGTCACGCCTGGCGAATCGTTTATCGGTTCAGATAGCCTCGCCGCTATTGATGAATTTTGTGCGCCGTCAGCCAGCCCGAAGATTGCTAAGTTCGGGACCATGCTGGTCGGGTTCGCTGGGTCGTGGCGAGCGGGGCAACAGTTCTTTGACCACTGTGCGATTTTGGCACACCCAACATTGAAGCAAGCGTTGGAGTTTGAAACCACGGAGACAGACTGGAATTTTCTCGTCGTAGAGAACAGTCGTATCTTTGAGGTAGCTTCGGATCGAAGCGTTATCGAGGCGACCACCGATGAGGGTTATTCCTACGGAGCCATTGGGAGCGGTGCGCCGGTTGCCCTGGGTGCTTTGGGGTTTAACTACACCTTTGACCGTAGCGACCTGCTACGTGCCTTAGAGGTGGCTGGGTTACACACCACCAACGTAGGCGGCCCATACCGAATCATTGGTCAATGGGATTGATGCTTGACAGATGTAACACCCGTGCTGTACCGTGAAGTATCTCTTGAAAGGGGAAATATGTTTTACGCAGATAATCCATTAATCACAAGTGCGCTCGTAGAAGAGTTGCACGTTAAGTCAGCAGTACCGAAGCCCACCGCTCTCGGCACTCCGCTTCGCTACTCGTCAGCCTTTGGCTGTGGTCGCCAGCAGGGGTACGCCGCTTTGGGCGTCGAGCCAACCGAACCAATGGACGAAGCAGGAGCTTGGGCTACCGGGCTTGGCACCATTGTTCACGAAGCACTACAGGATGCACTCAGCCGCAAGTTCCCATCCTCGCAGTTTGAGGTGGCGTCTAAGTTGGGTGAAATCAGCGGATCGTGCGACGCACTTATCAGCCTTGACGACATTCGCAACAACGCCGTGTGGGACGTGGACTGGAATCAGGGTACGCACGTTCTGTACGAACTAAAGACGATGGGCACCTACTCCTTTGACAAGCAGGTTGGCTGGAACCGTATGCGCGGAACCGTCAGCCACGAAGGTGAAGGCCCAGCGTTGAAGGCTATCGCCCAAGCTGGTATGAACGCCCTCGGCATCATGGACTCGTTCGGTCACATTGACATTCAGTGGCTCGTTATGGGCAGCATCACCTTTGAGGCGCTGTCTAAGAACAAGGCTTCAAGCATGGGCATCGAAGGAACCAACCGCTTCTTGGCAGAGTTTTACGTTCCTCGCTCGGAGTGGGAGCCGGTCGCCCGCGAGGAATTGGCTCGCATGGAGAGCTTGGCTTACGTTGTGGACCAGGGCTACATCCCCGACCGTCACGCCGTTACCGATGGCGGTCAGTTCCTTGAACTAAATCCCAATTCCAGCAAGTTCTGGCAATGCGACTACTGCGCCTTTAAGACCGTGTGCCAGCAGGACGGCCCCGGTCAGGTTCGTGTCATTGATTCTGTATTAACAACAAGAAAGGAAGTCCAATAATGGCAAATAGCCAGGAAATCAACGAGCTGGCGTCAGCCCTCGTCGCCGCACAAGCCGAGTTTTCGGCAGTTCCAAAGGGAAGCAACAACCCCTTCTTCAAGAGCAAGTACGCCGCCTTGCCAGACGTGGTGGCTTCGGCTTCTCCCGTCTTGGCGAAGCACGGGCTTGCTGTCACGCAGTCCATTTCGTTTGAGGTTGCCTACGGTACAGACAAGCCGTTTGACACCTTGACTACTACCCTGCTCCACAAGTCGGGTCAGTTCATTGAGAACGCAATGGTTCTGCACCTCCCCAAGCAGGACCCACAGGGTCAGGGATCGGCGGTAACTTACGCTCGGCGCTATGCGTACATGGCGATTCTGGGCTTGGTGGCCGACGACGACGATGACGGCAACGCCGCTAGTCGCCCGAAGGTACAAACCACCGTGACCGGCAAGACTGGTCACATTAACACTGACCAAAAGCAGAGTCCTAAGGCACAGGAAGTTCGCGACCTGACCACCCAGTTGCGCGAAAAGCTGACCGTCCTCTACGGCGAGCCAGTTAAGGGCAAGGCACA